GAAACGTCTAAACGTACCGCTGGAAGAATATGCTAAATATGTGAAGGAGTAACAGATGACTGACAAAAGATCCCCGCACTCTAGCGCAACCAGCGAAAAAGAAACGCGCAGAAAACCATGGGCACCGCCCAGTCACCTTGCAGCACCTGAAGCCCCAGAGGGTTTTGTGCATCGTTGGATACGAGTTGCAATGCGTGGTGAGGAAGACAAAATGAATGTCAACGCCAAGCTACGTGAAGGATGGGAACCTGTCCGCAAAGATGAGTATCCAGACTATGAAGCTCCAACTATTGACGAAGGTCGATATGAAGGAGTGATTGGACAAGGTGGTCTGATGTTGTGCCGCATCCCTGTTGAAACGGTGGAAGAAAGAACTGCATATTACGGGGGCAGAACCCGCGAACAAATGACCGCTGTAGATCAGGACCTTATGAAGGAGCAACATCCTTCGATGCCTATTAGTAATAATAGGCAAAGTCGTGTAACCTTCGGAGGCCGCGAACGCGACTCTGAATAAATTTAGAGGATTGCTACTATGGCAAACACTAACGGTGCATTCGGGCTTCGCCCGATTGGCGTAGTCGGTCAGGCTGCGAACACCACTGGTGCGACCGAGTATCGTATCGCCTCTGGAAACACTAACGCGATCTATCAAGGTTCTCCTGTTATCCCGCTTTCAACTGGCTTTATTGACATTGTTGGCGCGGCTGCGGGTGGTACTGTGGGTCTTGTCGGTGTTTTCGGTGGGTGTGAATACGTTTCGTCCACTACTGGTGAGAAAGTATTTTCTAACACTGGCCTGGTTCTGGCGCGGATTCAAACTTCCCCGTCAAAGCCTTCGTGTATGACAACCCAATGCAGACATTTGTTATCTGTTCAGACGCTTCACTAACTAGCGAAGCAACTGCGCGAGGACATGTGTTCGCAAACGCAAACTTTGCAGCGGGTACTTCTGGTTCAACAACCACAGGTATCTCATCTGCTAAGTTGGGTGTTAGCACAATCGCCGCCACTGCTGCATTGCATCTCCGTATCATCGGTATTCAAGATGATCCTGAGAATGCTGACTTTACAGCGGCTGGCATTCCATTAATCGTTCGACTGAATAACAGCTTCAACTCCGCTAACGGCGGTATCGTTGCTGGTACTCCTTCGACTACAGGCGTATAAGGAGACTAACTTATGGCTATATCTCGCGTACAATTAGCGAAAGAGTTGGAACCAGGTCTCAACGCCCTGTTCGGTATGGAGTACAATCGGTACGAAAACCAACATGCAGAGATCTATACAACAGAATCTTCTGACCGAGCATTCGAAGAAGAGGTGATGTTGAGTGGTTTCGGAGCAGCACCAACCAAATCGGAAGGTTCTGCTGTAAACTTTGACGACGCAAACGAAGCGTACACTGCTCGTTACAACCACGAGACTGTTGCGTTAGCGTTCTCGATCACAGAAGAGGCTGTTGAAGACAACCTTTATGATCGTTTGGGCTCACGTTATACTCGTGCGTTGGCACGTTCTATGGCACACTCAAAGCAAGTTAAGGCCGCTGCGGTTCTTAACAACGCATTTACTGCTGGCGCATCTGCTGGTGGTGACGGCGTTGCGTTGTGTGACGCGTCTCACCCACTTACTTCGGGTGGCACATTTGCCAACGAACCAACAACTGCTGCGGATTTGAACGAGACATCTCTTGAAGATGCCCTTATCAATATCGCAGGTTTTGTTGACGAGCGTGGTTTAAAAGTCGCACTACGCGGCATGAAGCTCGTAATTCCACGTCAGCTTCAGTTCGTTGCAGAGCGTCTGATGGTGTCTAACCTTCGTGTTGGCACAGCGGACAACGATGTAAACGCAATCCGTTCAATGGGAATGTTGCCTGAAGGCTATGCCGTCAACGACTTCCTAACGGACCCAGATGCGTTCTTCATCAAAACCGACGCACCTCGTGGCTTTGTCCACTTCGAGCGTACACCGCTGTCAACTAACATGGAAGCAGACTTCGACACTGGCAACATGCGCTTTAAAGCTCGTGAACGCTACAGCTTCGGATTCTCAGATCCACGTTGTGTATTTGGTTCGCCAGGTGCATAATTTTATGATATAGTGAGGTAGGTATTCATTTACCACCTCCCTGAACTAAGGGGCAGCTTCGGTTGCCCCTTTCTTTTTATTGGATTTGCTGTATAGTAAATTTATCCCTGACAGTCACATGGGGTGACTGACTAACCCAGACAGGAGATCGACATGGGTACAACTACTTTTTCAGGTCCTATCAAAGCTGGGACCATCAAAGAAACCACAGGTACAACCCTTGGTTCTAATATAAAAAACACTGGTCAAGTTGTAATGGCACAGACATTCGCCGCAGATTTATCTGGCGGTGCATTGGCGGCTCAAGTAACTGACGTTGTTATTCCAGCAAACTCTCAGATTATTGATTGCGTGATCGATGTGATTACAGCGGCTAACGCAACAACAAACCTAAGTGTTGGAGACACAGTAGGTGGTGCAACCTCAATTTTAAATACTTTTGCAAGCGGTACAACAGCAGGTCGTAAATATCCAACTACTGAAGCAGGTGGGACGTTAGCTTGGGAAGACACAGGAACTGCGGACATTCGTTTAACGGTTACTGCGTCGGCGGCAACTACTGCTGGAGAAGTACGGTTTACTATTCTGTATCAGCAAAACAATAACCTCGCTTAATAGGGGGTGACTCATGGCTGGTCCAGTAACAGCGTATAATTGGGTTCAAGGAACGACGGCTGCGGTTGTCGGTCCATCTCGGTCACGTTTACGTCAGGTTGTAATTTACGCGGCGGCTGCGGGTGCTTTCACGTTGAAAAACGGAAGTGCAAGCGGGGATACTTTGCTTACGCAAAAGTTTCCTACAGGCCATCATGTAATGAATATTCCTGATGATGGCATCATTGCAAGTAGCGGTGTTTATGTCTCAGCGTTTACAGGATCGGCTAATGAACTAACGATCATCCTTTCGTAGGAGGGTCCGATGGCATATGATCTCCGTTCCATTTCACAGGTCGGAACATCTGAGCCATTTGAGCTACAGGTGTCCAGGGGGCAAATCCCTGGACATCGTGTTCGTAATGTTTTTGGTTTTTCAACGGCTATAGGAACATCTTTTACAACTCCGTGGGAGTTGGGAAATACAAATGCACTACCTTTGATAAGTACCGCTTCTCCGTTAGACGTTGCTAGTAGCGCAGCGGGAGACACAACACAGATTGTTCGTCTTATTGGTTTGGATGCGGACTACAATGAGATTGCAGAAAATGTTTCCTTAAATGGTACAACTACAATAACGACAACGAACTCTTTCAAAGCCATTAATGATTTTATTACAGTAAGTGGGAACTGCGCTGGAAACGTTACAGCAAAGATTTCTAGTGTCGTTTATGCTCAGATCACAGCGGGGACTGGTCGTAATCAAGCAGCAATATTTACGGTTCCCGCAGGTCATAGTTTTTACTTATCTAGAATTGACGCTTTTTCGGCTACAGCCAGTGGTGCGAGTAAGTATCTAACCTTTCTTAATAAAAACACATTCAGTGACGGTCGTGTATTTAATGTGGCAGAAACTACTTTTGCCCAACGTATGGATATCATGCGTGTGCTACCGTTTAAGGTTTCTGAAAAAACTACGCTTGAGTTTCAAGCAAAAACAAACAGTACAACAGCCGAGGCGGGAATATTTGGAGAAGGTTTTTTAGTTAAAGAAGAGGGGAGCTTGTGATGGCTAAGATCGACAAGTCCAAGATGAAATGCAACAAGCCCAAGCGTCAGAAGTCTGGCGGCAAGAAGTTTGTTGTAAAGGCATGTGATAAGGGTAAAGAAAAGATCGTCAGATTCGGGGATGCCAATATGACTATTAAGAAGTCAAATCCCAAACGAAGGAAATCATTTCGTGCCCGTCACGGTTGTGATACTAAACGTTTAGATAAACTAACGGCCCGTTATTGGTCGTGTAAAATGTGGTAAAGATGGATAAGAACGTGCAACTTTTGTTTTGGGGAACTGGTCTGACTTTAGGATCAGCGGGTCTTGTGTGGATGATTTCGACGTTGATTAGCGTGGATAAACGGACAGAAGTTATGGACGTAAAAATAGATCATTTGGTTCAAGCGGTCGAGCAGTTAACAGAAAGGCAAGCAAGTTATGATCAGTCGTGGACAGATGCCCTTTCAAATCTCCAAGCCTCCAGAGGTGAAGACTAATGGCAAAAAAGTCAAAAACAAAAAAAGACGCGTGTTACCACAAAGTAAAAAGCCGATACAAGGTTTGGCCCAGCGCATACGCTTCAGGGGCACTTTCTAAATGCAGAAAAGTTGGTGCGGCTAACTGGGGTAACTCAAAGAAAAAACAAAAGAAAGCTGACGGGGGACTTGTTGCTTCAGTAGATAACCCCAAACGTTCAACACGCAACCGTTATAGAAACGGTGGTATGGTAGCCTCTGGTTGTGGTCAGGTTATGGAGGGTCGTCGTAAAGGGACGAAGTTTGCATAATGGCTAAAAAGAAAAACTCTCTTCGCGAATGGTTCTCTAAGAACGACGGTAAAGGTTGGGTCGATTGTAAGACTGGTAAACCCTGTGGTCGTCAAAAGGGCGAGAAGCGTAGAAGTTATCCAGCATGTCGTCCAACAATGGCACAATGCACGTCAGCAGCTAAAAAGAAAAAATCATCAAAACGTATTAGTTGGAAGCAGAAAAAAGCTAATGGTGGTTTAGTGAGGGTATTTTGATACAGGAATGGGCAGAAGAATTATCAAAACCTACCGTTCATAATAACGGAGTTGCTGCCTGTCCGTTTGCTTTACCTGCTTACCAGAACCGTGAAGTAAAGATGCTTGTAACTGATGACCTGTGGGCAGATGTTTTGAGTGAGTCATCGAAGTTTTTTCGTACAGGTTACAAAGTCACCATGATTTTTGACTATGACTACGATTACGACTACGATCAACTTGAAGAAGAATGTATGGCCTTGAATAAGTTTTTTACTTTTGCGGGTATTGATATATGGCTGTTGGCGCATTTGCGTGAACATGCAATTGTTTTTATACAACGGTGGAGTGAATTAGAAAACGCTGCTGCAAAGTTGGAAAAACTAGGGTATTATACAAACTATGATAAAAAAGATTACGAAAGACACATCTTAGCTCGGAGAGAAAGGAGACTCTGATATGCC